CAATTCTGGAATTTGATTGTTCAATCTGCGGGAAGCTTTACGGAAAGACAAAGCAACGTCATGGACTTAAAAAAGGTTCAGAGCTGACGACAAATGAATGGTTTGCAACGTGCTAATCCCGTTGAAGCTGCGACAATCTCGTCAGCTCGTGAAAGTCGTACCATGATCATCGGCAGCCACCGCAAAACCAAATGATCTTTTCATTGCCATAACCTTTTTGATAGCCAAATGAGTCAAGCTTTGTGAGCTTTGAACATTTGTCGCATTGCTCGACTTTATACTCCTCAACGATTTCACCATTGTGCAGCAGTTTTGCGATCATTGATTGCGGATTGATGATCTCCATATAGTCGCTCATATTTGTGGCTCCCATTTTCCACGTGATGTGAATACGTACCACACCGGTTCGCATTGCTTTGGCTTACGTTCAACGCAGCTGTAATTACCCCATGCTTTACCGGTCTTGGCTGACACGCCTTCGCGCCAGATACGGTGCCCATGAACGCATTGTGGAGCTTCTGCCAGCATTTCACCACCCAGTTGAGACGTTACCTCTTGGATCGCTCCACCTAGGCTTTGAGCCTTTTCAGCATCGGATAATTCCTCAGCAGATTTGAACGATGGGACGTCACCAAATTTCGTTGTCCAATAGTCGTAATCTTGTTTTGGATCAGCTGTAGCGACTTTGGCACTCATAGTCTCGACCTGTTGCATTGTCTCCCGAGTAGCCTTTTCAGTACCGCTAGAACAAAACCACCAACAGCCGTCCATTCGCCTACGGTCACTTTTTCGAGCCGAAAGACACGTCGTTTGGATTAGCCCAACGCATTGCCAATGGCACTACACCGGCAACCAAGCCCATTGCTAAATCCTTTGGATTGGTGTTGCCAGTCATATAGACAGCCAGCGCACCGGCTACAGAGCCTCTTAACCATGACGCGAGCATTGCTTTAGCTTCTTTCATCAGTATCTCCTTTGCTAAGGCTCCCGATTAACGCAGCTGCTTTGGCTGGCGTTATGGCTATTTCAAAGTGCATCTCATCTGGACGCGATCTGAAATCTCCACCCCAAATCATTCCGTATTTCTTTGCCAAAGCCCGGATCATGGGTACTTTTTCATTTGGGAATGTTCCGGCTCTACCCAGAGGATGCTTTGTGGCATTGAGATCGATGGCTGTACCGGATGAATGATTAGAGAGTTTGTCAGTTGATCCGCGTACCATCCGAAAGCAATAGCCCCAGTCATCCAAAGCCCCACCGTCGATTGGCTCGATCAGCTCATTGAATTCTTTGCAAAAACCAGCGATCAAGGGTGCGACGGCTTTCGCACATCGCACCTTGACCTTTGTACCCTCGATGGGAATGCTGACAATCTGAATTTCAGATTGATCTTTCGATGCAATCCATCCATTCGATGAAATTTGGCTCATGCCAAAGCAGCCTTCAATTCTTCAATCGATAATCCAACAGATGCAAGCTTTTCTGCGATTGTCGGTTCGACCTTTGCTGGTGTGGGATTCACCCACTTATCGTCTGCCTTGTGAGCATCGACAAAGCCTTCAAGAATATCTTGATCGACTGATGATTCGATTGTTATCTTGCCATCTGGATCAGAAATGATGTTCATATCAATCTTTGATTCATGGCTTAATTGATCAATATTGATTTTTCTTGTTGTAACTAACTTTGACATTACGACACCTTTATTCCGAAGATAGATGAACCAGCTTTGACGGATGTGCCGTTTGCGCTGCTTGTATTTTGTGCCCATTGAAGCTGCACATCTCCAGCCGTAGAGCTGTTGAGAATGGTGCCATACAGCTGAATTGCGCGAAGATTTGAATCCACAAATAGATCAGCCGTTGTCGCTCCTGGGCTCACCACGGTAAGAGTTGTTGATCCACCAGCATTGAAAATTACTTGGCTTGATGACCAAAACACCGTCGATCCAGATGGACCAGTAAAAGTGACTTTGATATCTGGAGTTCCATCAGCTGCGTATGTGTAAAGCCATGCTTGGAAGATATAAGTCTCATTTGCTGCAACCGCGAATTTCAGTTGTGAATCATTGACCACGGTTGTGCTGCTTGTAACCGTTTGATCTGATGACTTTCGGACTGTCTTAACTGTTGCTCCCGCAGCTGGTGTTGCCCATGATGGTGCGCCCGCTGCGACTGTTAAGACTTGACCAGTCGATCCAATACCCAAACGGTCAAATGTTCCCGATCCAGTTCCCTTGATTAAATCTCCAGCTGTTGTTATAGCTGTCGCCATCGAGTTAGTAATCGTGACCGCGCCAGATGTACCGCCACCCGAAATACCAGTGCCAGCCGTTACCGCTGTGATATCGCCTTGATCATTTGTGATCCAAACGAAATCCATGTCTGTATTTGTAGCCTTTGACAGAATTTGGCCTGTTGTACCGCCTTTGAGATCGGCCATCGATGTATCGACAGCTTGCCCAAAGACTGCAAAATCAGCAGGTAGATCAGTGACCAAATCTGTATTGGTCGGCATCTGCCAGCCGAAGTTACTCGTCGGATTTGTCATTGCTTCTCCTTATGCGACTATCGTCGCGTCTTGCCATTCCAGAGTTCCTGAAATGGTGTTCCATTTTTCAAGCAACGAAACATCTTCCCATTTCATCGCTTGAATACTAAAAGCCAGCGGCGACAATAAAGCCGTCACACTGATCTGATTATACGCGGCATTGAATGTCCAACCCTCGACGAAACCCGCATAAGTTCCCGCGTTCATGTTTAATGGCAAATCTGAGATGCGCAATGGCAAGCCCATAAATATGTTAATCAAGGCATCGCGATCTGAATCGTCAATTTCGGGATTTGTTAGCTCATAAGTAATGGATTGCATCATGGCAAGTGGGTAAGCGCGCAGAGCTAAATAAAAGTCAGCCTGATCTTCCGCATCAACGGAATTGTGCAATGTCGTCGAAATGATTTGAGATAAACGTCCATAAATGGATATTGACGTCAAATCTTCGGCTGATCGTTCAGATGATGACGTTGCGCCATATTTGACTGTTACTGAATTTCGCACGTCTCCAGCACGTGTTTGAATCGATAAGCCGCTGGCTAGAGCTTGATTTGCTGAAACGTCCGTGTATCCATTCGTTGCCAGATAAGATGATCGATGTGTCGAATCTGCATAAGAGATTCGCCCTTGTCCATCCTCATAAATGTAGCCCAGACCAGACGTTGCCAGAGCTGAAACAAGTGAATATATGTCTGTTCGATTTGATGATCTAGCAGCTAATTCGTAATTGCCTGGGCGATCAATTTCACCCAATCCCACGTTTTCAGCATTTGCCCAAGTAACTGTCGGATCGTAAGTATCCCATTGAAGTGCTGCGGGTACTTCGCTCCAGTTGTTTAAGAGTAAATCAAATAAAACATCATAAATTTGATCACCGTCAAATTCTTTAGGTAAAACACCATCGGTCAATGCTTTTGGCAATCTCGACAATGCACCAGTCGCCGTGATATTGACCCGCTGCGTATATCCAACCGATCCAACCTCGGCGATTTCAATTCCGAGATCGACGATAGTCCCGCCAAAAATTGGGATAAACACAGCTGCCGAATCTTGCAATTCAATGGTGACTGAATTATTGATCGTAAATTCGATGTTTGTCTGATCGATGTTGAGGAGCTGAATGTTGCAATATCCGGCTTGGGCTTGTTCATAGATATTGGTGCGACCAGAGTTGATCGTCAAATTGGCAAGTACAAAATTGGTGTAATTAACACCGTCGATCTGGACGCGCCAGACTGGGTTAAATAACGTCATTACGACACCAGAGCCGTTGCGCCGCCTGTGCCACGATAGAAGCTGTTATTTAACACGTTGATAATGCTTCTAGCCGTACCCTCGGAATCGATTGCGCCATTAACGGTGATGTTGAAAGTGTTGCCACCCATGCGATTATTCGGTGTGATCGTTCCGCTACCTGATGGGGTAAATAATTCTGGACCACGTTCGCCAACCATGTAAGAGGTTCCACCCAAAACCGATCCACCGACTGCACGACCCCCGCCATAGGCATAAGTATCGTTGAAAGCGTTATTGGTACCGCTTTGCGGGATAAGTAACCCCAATGGACCTAGTAACGGTTTCAAAAATGGGTTGCCGTTAATCAAATTGAATACTTTCATCAATGAGCTAAATACCGAGTCAATTACAGTAACCCACGCTGCAAATGCCTGAATTGCAATAACAATTGCACCTGCAAGTACCTTGATAACAGTTGTAAAATAACCGCCCATGAATGGTGCCCAATATTCTTTCGCAAATTTCCATATCTTTTCCATAGCATCATAAAATGGCTGTAGTGATTCTGAATTGTCGTCGATGGCTTTTTTGATCTTGTCAAAAGCATCTTTAACAGCCTTAATGACTGGCGTAACCACCGAAAGAATAAGCGGGATAACTTCCTCATAAAGGAATTTCCACCACTTGACCAATACCGGCAAAAGGTCATCTCGAATAAAGACAAAGAGATCAGTAAAAATTGGACCAAGTGTTTTGCCTAAACTTTCTGAAAACTTTGTAATCGCGGGAATTCCCTTATCCACAAATCCATTGAGCAACGGCGTAAGCGCGTCCAATATGTACGATCCAACAGTCTCTTTTGCTTCATTAAATGCCACGTTCAATCTCTGCATTTTGCCAGCGAATGTGTCTGCCTGTGTTGAGGCTTGACCTTCAAATGTGGCAGCTAGAGCAGCTGTAGCGGCATCAAAGTCTTTAGTCTTGATGATGTTTTCATCCAGCGGTATCCCAAGCCTTTTCAAGGCTCCAAAATTGCCTTCGTTTGCTTTTGCCAAAGCTTCGGTTACGGCTGCCAATTCTTTGCCGGTGCCCGCTGAAATATCAAGTGCAAGTTGCTGCAATCTTTGCGCTTCGGCTACGTCTTTTGTACTTCTGACCAATCGATCCAACGATGGACGCAAAACGTCGTCGGTAATTCCATTCGCCAATGAGGTTTGAGTAATGTAATCCTCTGTGGCTTTGATTTGATCGTTAGTCGCGTTAGTAACGTTTTGAAGTGTCTTGGCTAATTTATCCTGAGCAGCTTCATCAGCAATAGCGGATTTAACGCCATCAATTAAAAGTTTTCCGGCATAAACGGCAGCAGCGGCAGCAGCGGCGGCAAAAGCAAGTCCGGCTTTCTTGGAGAAATCCGACAATCCGGTGGATGACTTTTTGACGTCATCATCAGCTTGATTGAGCGACTTTCTAAGATTATCTACGTCACCAAGAATGGTGAGCTTTAAGGTTCTAGAACCGCCTACAGCCATTTACCACTCCTTTAATATTTGACTAAACGCATTTTCCCATTCATTGATGATATAAGGCTGTTCGGCACGCAGGGTTGGATAGATAAACCATCCACGTGATCCGCGACCTTGACTTCCAGACCAGACCGGAAATTGCTTAAATTTATTCGATCCAAATTCATAACCGCCCCAAAGCATCTGGGTGGTACCGCCACCGCTTAATTTTTGAGATGCAAAACCAAATGAAATCTCACCAGTTTTGGATGACTTGGAAACTCGCGCACCGCCGGCGATCATCGGCGCGACTCTATTATTCGCCGATCCAGCAGCTCCTTGAATCTTATCCTTCAGATATGAAGCCAAAGCATTTGATTCTTTTTTTGCAGCTGTGACGGCTTCATCGTCCATAGCCTTAAAAGCGGCGTAAATGGCTCGTAGATCGCTTTTGTCGTAAGCGATCATGTCATCAGCCATTGCGCTTCTCCAGTATCTCCAAAGCCGTAAGAATGTCCTCTGCGCTTGTCCATTCGCTCATCGGTATGTGCGTCGCAATTGCAAGCTCAACGATCAGACGGTTTAGGCTTCCGCGCTTATGGCTTTTGGGTCATTAGTCCCCGCTGTCACATCCGCAACAGTTTCCATCCACACTTCGAACGGCTTGACTGGCTTTCCGGCTTCATTGCGCTTCATGGCGTGATACGCCAAAAACATCAAATCCGCAATCCCAAGTTTTTCTTGAACCTGTTGGATCGTAAAGCCAGTCTTAGTCTCCCATTTAGCCCACTCTGGTGGTTGTGCCACGTAGGTTTCAGTTTGACCGCCGTTATATTCGATTGTGATTGGTAGTTTCATTTTTGCTCCCGATTCTTTGTAATTAGTCTAGTACTGGAGTTGTAACGCAAGTAAATGACATTGAAGCCGTCAATGCGTCTGGTGCTGTACCGCCCAAGTCTGGGAATATAGGTTGAACGCTGAACGCATAAGCGACGCCATTAACTGTAAATAACACCGGTAACGCTGTATTTGGAGTCGTCGCAGCTGCGTTCCAAAGAGCTTCGCAAAGTGATGTTCCAGCTCCGAAATCCTGTAACAATTCAACGCTAAAAGTTCCCTGTGTGTCTGTTGTGTAATACGCTTTTCCATCAAGTGTCTGGTAAGTATTAACTGTCGAATCGATTGTTAATGTTGCTGATGTTGCCTGAGCATCGAAGTTGTCACCATCAATCGTGAAAGTGATATCTCTGCCAGTTATGATTGATGTTGCCATCTTGGTCTCCTTAGTTGTTTTCCTGTGTGTAATATGTTGAAACTGAGAGATCAGCCATTAAGAATGATCCAGTTCCTACGTTCATGATCGCCGGACGTTCAACGTCGCCGACCACGTATCCCGCTGGCATAGCACCGAGAATTTGAATGACAAGCTGCTCTAAACCATCGAGCGCACCTGCGTTGTTGTTATAGGCGACAACCGCCGAAATAATAAAATTGATTTTGACTTTGGTTACTGATCCATTGATTAAAGTGCTTTCCAGATATGGCGAATCAGCCAAGATCACGCAAGCCGGAGCGATGATCGTCTCCGGTGGTGCTTCATAAACTGATGCCGTAACTCCAGCAAGCGCAGTTGCTAATGGTGCGCGAACCTCTGATTGGATCGTCATTGCGCCATCGTTTCGACGTCTATAAATGGGCTAAGCAAGCCAACGACCCTGCTCTGAAGTGACCGCCCTAAAATGAATGGTTGCGGGTTAAAATTCTCGCTTGTTGTCATATTGCCTGAAGCTGTGACGGATTGAAAGATTTCAACAGAAACGACAAGAATCGCAGACTTAACTGGCGCGACGTTTGCATAAAGTTCGGCAGCTGATGATCCATCTAAAGTCGCTGAACCAGCTGGAATGATCGTGTATAAAACGCGATCCGCTTCGGCTAGTTCGAAAGAAAATTCAAAAGCATTGACTGAATGATCTGAAATGTCATAAGTGCCATCAATGGTGTTGCCGCAACCAGCCACCACGACTGACTGGCCCACCGCAAAATAACAAGGCCGTAATGTCGTGCAATATACGACCCCATTATTTATGCGAGTCGTCGCGATGGCTGACTGGTATTGCGTCAATAAAGGCAAAATCGTCAATTCCGCAGAATCAATTATTTGATCGAGATATGTATCGTCGTACAAAGATTCAGAGACGCCAAGCACCGTACGCAGCTCGTCGGCTGTGATGATATTTGGCATCTCTGTCCCCTATTCTGCTCGACTGACTCGGGAGCGAATCAGTCGATGTCTAATTGTTTGGATTAGTCCTTGTTGAACGCGTATGCGCCCGCTGCGATCTTGGTCGCTGTTGCGCCATAACCGTACATAAGGATTCCGATTGAACCATCTGAGATGATGTTTGTGCGTAGCTCTAGGCGTGGAGATTCGTACCATGTGTAAGCATCGCGATTGATGACGTACATTGAATCGTCTCCTGTACCTGATAGCGCAGTATCAACCCATAGATCGATTCCATTTACTGAACCGCGCAAGCTGCGTGGCTGTGCATTACCAGCCGCGTTCTGTGGCTGTAACGCGTTGTAAATTGGGCGTCCATCGACGTTGAATGACATGATGCGGCCCCACATTGCTGGAGACACAACGATTGCATCAGCAAACTTGAAAGTGTTTGAATAAACTGAAACTGCTCCAGCTGAAACCCAAGCAAGCAATTCTGCTGCTGTGATATCTGTGCCGTAACCTGTTGCAGTCTTTGTTGCACCCGCAATGATTTCTGCTGAGTTGTATGCGTTTGTTGCGCGTGCATATTGTGATGTGAGAGTTGAAATTAACTCTGAGAAAAATAGCGGATCAGAGCGATCTGCTAGCTCAACGCTCATTACCTGAGAACCCTTGAAGGATTTTACATCCACGTCGATAAAGTCGGTGTGAAGTTCGACTGGTGTAACAGCTCCAAGTTCATTTACCTGTGAAACATCAGGCAGCTGAGTGACCTTTGGAATCTGAAAAACAAGCCCAGCATCCGGCAAAACGCCTGAACTGATGCTGTCGATTGAAGCTCGTACATTGTCTGAAAGACCATTTACGACTTCGCGAAGCTGACGTGTTGGAATAAGTCCCGGATTGTCTGAAGTGCTTGTTGCTGCTGCGATAAATGCGCGTGATTGCTCATTTCCGCGAGTAGCTGCGACCTTGTGCATCAAGAATGTTGCTGGATCGACTACTGGGTTGCGTGTTGCGATGAAATTAACAGGCTTTGGCGTTGCTGCTGCCTCGACCTTTGCTGAAGCTTCTACCGTCTCGGCGGCAGTTGGCTCTGTGACGGTGTTTTCCACGACGTCTCCTTCTGTTGGTTGTTGTGGTTGTGCTTCTGCATCATCGGGTGACGATTCAGAATCTTCTGGTGATGTTGTTGCTGCGACATTGGTAACGCGAGTTAAGTCACCAAATGCCGGATTGTGCGTCAAAGCAACACCGACCAAATCTGCTTTTGAGACGACCATTGTGCCGTCCTCATTGTGACCAAATTCAATTGCGTTTGCTTCCACACTAAAGCCATCGCGTAATCCATCGATTGCTTCTTGGATCGCATCTGTACCGGCGGTTGTCTTTGAAATCTTAAAAGTCGCATTGATTGATTTGCCATCTGGTGACAATTCCATGTTTAAGGTTTTTCCAATTGGACGAGCTGAATCATGCTCGAGATTAAGTTTCACGTTTGTTGGATTCAATGATCCAGACTTGAACATGACTTTTCCAGTTGATGCGTTTGCTGGCATATCGAAAGCCACAATCTGTCCGGTGATTGTGCGAGCCTCGGAATCGGCAGCTGTGATCGTGAATGGTGTTGTTACTTTCATGTGATCATATCCTCTGATTGACGAATCTCATCGACTGTAAGAGCTGATTGCCCAGTAACAGGATCGACGATTGAGTTGAGTACCTTGTAAATATTCGCACGTTCCAAATCTGAACCGCGCAAATAATCTGAAAGATCGAATTTGACCTCTTGAGATGATGGAACAAAGTCCGGCATGGATAACCGTTCGGAAATCGAAGTCATCAGCGGAATCAAAGAGAAATCAAGCAGCGTTTGACGCTGATTTACAGCGTTGGAGTACGTCATGCTCGAACCAGTCTCGGCATCGATGTAATACGCCGGAATTCCGCAAGCACGTGCAAGTTCGGTGGCGATATAGCTTCTCGCAGCCGATAACTGTAATTTCTCCGGATCGAAACCGACAGTTTGCAGTTCGACGTCACTATTGAGAAATGCCGTTCCACGATTTCTGCGAGCTGCACCCCAAGCCTCAAGCAATTTCGCAATGCGATCAGCTGGGAGTGCCGTGCCGTTTGATTTAAGTACCATTGACGGAATTGGCTCGCGCGCGTACATCGCAGCGGCACGTTCTAGTTCTGCGCCAGTTCGGATCGTTGATCCAGCGCGATTGAGCAGTCCTTCATCATTACCATTGAAAACAACAAGTGATCCGACGCCGCTATTTGGTACAGGCGATCCATCGACCATGTAATACTCGATTTCAGTTGCCATCGAGTTTGTTTGAATTGTGACGCGAGCTGGTGAAACGCGTTGCACGCTTCGGACGCGATACGTATCCTGAAACAGCTCGGTGATCTGCCAATATGCGTAACCGTAAAACAACAAATCTTCGCAAGTCCAAACGTAAGTCGCGCTTCCTGGTATCCGCGGATCAGGAGTACGGATGACGCGTGGAGTTGCGCCTTCGATCTCCATTCCAGTTGAGCGATCAATTACTTCAAGCCCAATCGATGCAATCGATGAGCAAATAATATTTCGAGCGCGTGCGCAGCTTGGCACGGACATCGCTTGTTCGCGTGTAGCTGTATTTGCTCCGCCGAAGAATGGCGTCAATGAATCCAGCGTTGTAACAGGCGCAAGTGAAGCCGCTACGTCAGCCCCCAATACTGGCGCAACGACTTCAACCCTACGAGTCGCAAAAATGTCCCGAATTCCCATGCGTAAATTTTCCCACGCATAGATCATTAGCCAACGAGTATGTCAATCTCCGTCTCTGGGCGTGTCGCGAAGTGTGTGACCAATGCAGTTGCCACAGCTGCGCAAACTGGTGCTTGACCTCGACGACCAATGACCCAACCAGCATCACCGCGTGGAAACTTTACAGCTGACAAAATCTGAGTTGTCAGTTCGCCTTGATTTCGATGCTTCAACCGATTTGAGTTAATCGCGCCCAAAAGTTCGTCGCAGCTTTGCGGATAGTTGGAATCCATGTCATAAATCGGGATTCCAGCTGGTCGAAGCCGTGTGGCGATCGATCCCGCAGCTCTTTGGCTGTAAAGCAGATATTCGATGGGATATTTGCGGCAATATGGCGCGACGTCATTTGCAATGGCTCGATCGTCCAAATGCAGATCGTTTTTCCATCTATGAAGCAGGTTGACGACAAAA